AAGCAAAAGAAAAACTTGGTATGTGGGATCTGATGTTTTTAGCATACAACGCACACAAACGCGAAGCTGCTGGAAAACCAGTCAAACCATTTGAGGCTTGGATAGAAACAATCAGCGATGTAATAGTCGGTGATGCTTCCCCAAAAGCCACCCAGCAGGAAGCCTAAGCAGATTATTGGTTGAGTTGGCAATTGCCACCAAAATACCAATGAGTGAATGGGTTGAAGCAGACGACATATTGACAGCGATCGAAGTATTGGAGGCGAGGTATGGCAAGTGAAACCATTGCATATAGCCAAAAAGACTTGCGCGATATTAAAAAAGCCTTCAAACTTATTGACGAGGAAGCAAGTAATCAAGTGGCAATTCAGTCTGTTGCTTTGGCAAATTTTGCAGCTGAGGAAATTAAAACGGCTGCTAGAACAAGAACAAAATCAGGCAAAGTTTCGCAAAGAATTGCAGACGGCGTTAGTGTTTCAAAATCAACAAAAACACAAGCAGCCAAACTTGGAACATTCAGTTATGGTTTCGCACGACAAAAATTTTCAGGTGGTGCTACTACGCAATCGCTATGGGGTGGCGTTGAGTTTGGTTCAAATAAATTCAAACAGTTCCCTACATATTCTGGAAGGCAAGGTCGTGGATCTCGCGGATGGTTCATTTATCCAACCCTTCGCAGAATTCAGCCTGAATTGATTAAAAAATGGGAAGAAAGTTTTGATCGCATTATTAAGGAATGGGTCTGATGGCTACTGGTAATCGCACATTAAAGTTATCAATCCTTGCTGATGTTGATGACTTAAAAAAGAAGTTAGGCGAAGCTGACAATGCCGTTCAAACTAACAGCGAAAAGATTTCAGCATTTGGAAAGAAGGCTGCTGCTGCATTTGCGGTGGCTGCTGCTGCTGCCGTTGCCTATGGCACTAAATTAGCCATTGATGGGGTCAAGGCTGCAATAGAGGATGAGCAAGCACAACTTAGATTAGCCAATGCGTTGAAGGCTGCCACAGGTGCTACTGATGCCCAAATAAAGGCAACAGAGGACATGATCTTAAAGACTTCGTTAGCCACAGGTGTTGCCGATGATCAACTTAGACCGGCATTACAAAGATTAGCAGTAAGCACAAAAGACACTGAGGAAGCACAAAAATTATTAACATTAGCCTTAGACATAAGCAAGGCATCTGGTAAAGATTTAGAGCAAGTTGCAAACGCGTTAGGTCGTGCGCAAGATGGCAATGTTACATCATTAGGCAGACTAGGACTTGGCTTATCTAAAGCAGAGTTATCTACATTGTCATTTACTGAGGTGCAAGCCAAACTTGCAGAATTATATGGTGGCGCAGCTGCTACAAATGCTGAAACTTTTCAAGGCAAGATTGATCGCTTAAAAGTTGGATTTGATGAGGCTAAGGAAAGTCTAGGCGTTGCATTATTGCCACAGGTAGAAAAGTTTATTACATTCTTAAACGATACAGGCATCCCAACACTAAATGGATTTATTGCAGGACTTACAGGTGATGCAGGATTAAGTGCTGCATTGACAGAAACTCAAAGAGGTGCTGAAAGTTTTGGCAAAACCATAGCAACTATCTCAGGCATCATTTCAGGATTTATTACATTCCTAAGAGAAGCGATTGGCTTGGTTGTATCACTTGCAAATGCATTTACAGGTGCGCTAAACATTATTCCCGGAGTTAATATTGGTGCAATACCTAATCCTGCACCATCGGCTCAACTTTCATCCTTGCCAAAAATGACTGCTAAACCTAGCGGTGGAACATACACAACAGGACAAGGTGTTACTAACATAACTGTTAATGCAATAGATGGCGAAGGTGCTGCAAGAGCTGTGGCTAAAGTTGTCAATGACAGCGCAGCAAGATCAAACCCATACCTTTCACGCGCAGCTGTTAAGAAGTAACCATGAGTGCATGGTCGCCAGATTGGAAACTTACAGTCGCAGGTGTTGATTACACCGACATAGCAATTAGCGATGTTCAGCATCAGGCTGGTCGCGATGATATTTACCAACAGCCAAACCCATCTTATTTGCAAATTACATTTGTGGCATTATCTGGTCAAACATTGCCATTTGATATTAACGACAGTTTGAGTTTGCAAGTCAAAGACACATCAGCTGCTTATGTAAATATTTTTGGTGGCGACATTACAGATATAACTGTTGCCGTTGGCGCAACAGGATCAAATGCAACTGTTATTCAATACACAGTCCTTGCAATGGGATCACTTGTTAAGTTAGCAAAAGAATTATATGCCGGCACGATCTCACAAGATGAGGATGGCAATCAAATTTATGATTTGTTGTCTAGCGTATTGCTTGGTGCTTGGAACGATGTTCCAGCAGCTACAACTTGGGCAGGATATGATGCGACTGAAACATGGGCTAATGCGTTCAATATAGGACTTGGTGAAATTGACACTCCTGGACTATACACAATGGAAAACAGGGCAGCAGAAGTAGATACCATTTACAACATTGCAAGTTTTATTGCCAACTCAGCATTTGGATATTTGTATGAGGACAATGAAGGCAATATAGGGTATGCCGATGCAGATCACCGGCAAACTTATCTCTTAGCGAACGGGTATGTTGATTTAGATGCTAACCATGCATTTGGTCAAGGACTTAGCACAATTACGCGATCAGGTGATATTCGCAATGATATTTACATTAACTACGGCAACAATTTTGGCTCACAAGAAACTGCAACATCAGCGACATCAATAGCAACTTATGGCTACAAAGCCGAAAGCATAAACTCAGTTATACATTCAGCTGTTGATGCTCAAGAGGTTGCAGATCGATATATTGCTCAACGCGCTTTTCCATTGCCGGCATTCCAGAGCATTACCTTCCCAATTACAAATCCAGAGATTGACAATAGTGATCGGGATAATTTGCTTGGCGTATTCATGGGGCAACCGCTTAACCTATTAAACCTACCGGATCAGATTTCAGGTGGTGAATTTGAAGGTTATGTTGAAGGCTGGTCATGGAGCACTAGGTTTAACGAATTATTCCTGACAATCAATTTGTCGCCTGTGGCATTTAGCCAAGTGGCAATGCGTTGGAATACTGTTCCAATTAATGAAACATTCCAAACAATAGATCAAACATTGACATGGGAATACGCTACAATCGTAGCCTGAGATAAAGGATAATATGGCAACCACTACCAATTACGGCTGGACTACACCGGATGACACCGCGTTAGTCAAGGATGGCGCATCAGCTATTCGCACGCTTGGATCATCTGTTGATACAACAACAAAAAACTTAAACCCTGAAACAACTCTTGCCGATCTTGCTTATCGCTCATCTAGCGCTAATGTTAAAACTCGACTTGGCATTGGTTCGACTGGTCAGGTTTTAACTGTTGCTGGTGGTGTGCCAACTTGGGCAACCCCTGCAAGCGGTGTAACTTTTGCTGGCGTATCACTTTACAAAACTGCCAATCAAACTTTTACAAGTGGTTCTGGAACAAACATGACTTTTAATACAGAATTATTTGATACCGATGGATATCACGATACTTCAACAAATACTGACAGAATAACAATACCAAGTGGCAAGGCTGGTTATTATTTAATATCTGCTAGAACATTTTGGACGGCGGGTGGAACTGGTCAGAGAATTGGTATGATTAGAAAAAATGCCGGTCTAGATCAAATAGCAAAATTTACAATAAATAATCAAACTGTAGGAGTTGAAACAACTGTATTCGCTAGTTGCGTTGTAAGTTTAGCAGTTGCAGATTTTGTAATTTGGGAAAATTATCAAGATGGAACGGGATCTTTAGCTGCTTTAGGCGGCGGACAGGAATTAACATCATTTTCAGCAATTTACTTAGGAGCATAATATGGAACTTAAATCACCAAACCAGTTAAATGGCGTACAATTACAGCAAGAATTAAAAGATGCTGGAATTAAGTTTAAAGATTACCCACGATTAAATGATGGCATTTTGTCTTTAGATATTGCTACAAAAGATGAAGCTAAAGCAAAAGCAATTGTTAATGCTCATGTCGGTATTGACAAATCAGCAGAGATTGCTGCGCAACGCCAAGAGATCTTAGATCGTATTGGTTTAACAGCTGATGAACTACAAGTATTGCTTGGCTAATTATGCCAAGTCTAATTGAAATCGCTAAAGCAGAAATTGGTTATACCGAAACAGGCAACAATGATACAAAGTATGGCGAATGGTATGAACTAAACAATCAGCCTTGGTGTGCCATGTTTGTATCTTGGTGCTATGACAAAGCAGGACTGGGCAACAAGATCAAATCTCAATCCCGTAAAGGATTTGCAAGCTGCGCTCATGGTCTTAAATTCTTTGCTGAAACAAATAAGTTAATACCAGTTGGTCAGGCTAAGGCTGGTGATATTGCATTCTTTCAATTTGACAAAGATGCAGAGCCGGATCATGTTGGCATTATTAAATTTAACAATACAGCTTTAAAGTATTTGCAGGTTATCGAAGGCAATACATCAGCAGACAAAAGTGGCAGTCAATCCAATGGTGATGGCGTATATCTAAAGCGCAGAAGTTACTCATTGGTAATGGCTGTTGCCCGACCATAGGAGCAAAATGAAACTATCAAACAAACACAAAGCAGCAATAAAGTCATATCTAAGAGCTGTCGGTGCAAGTGGTCTAACTGTTGCATTGGCAATTGTTGCTGACATCCGACCAGAGTTTGCAATATTACTTGGTGCGCTAGTTGCACCGGTGGCTAAAGCAATTGATCCAAATTCAGGGAGCGAAGTTGATTATGGCGTTAATGCGAAATGACACCAACAGAATGGGCTGGCTTTGGAGCTGGCGTGTGCGCTGTGCTAACAGGCGTGCTGATCGGGTTTCGTTTCCTAGTTAAAGGCTGGCTTAATGAGTTGCGCCCGAATTCTGGCACAAGCATTAAAGATCAAATTACAAGACTAGAAAAGCGTGTTGATGATCTGTTTGTTTTAATTAGTAAGCAATAATTTTCCTATGGCGAACACACGCAAAACCACTAAACGGACAAAGATCAATAGGCGCGTAGTTCGCCAAACTCCTGATCCAACAAAAATTGATGCGCATTACATTGCGTTGCATGAATGTTACAAAGCTGCAAGGAAAGCAGGATTTACACCAGAGCACGCATTTTGGTTAATGACTGAGCGCAAAACATTTCCTGATTGGGTTGTTGGCGATGGTGGGATAATTCCTACCATAGACCCATCTGACGATGAGGATGACGATTAAGCCAAACCGCAGATATCTGGTTGTGCCAGATTTGCAAATACCGCTGCACCATGTTGCAGCTGTAAAAAACTTGATCAAGATGACAAAGCATGAGAAGTTTGATTTTGTTTTGAATGTTGGCGATGAGATGGATATGGGTTCGCAGAGCCGGTGGGCTAAAGGCACAAAGTTAGAATTTGCAGAAACGCTAGATGAGGAACGATCACAAGCTCAGGACATACTTTACGACTTAGGCACGACAGACATTATAAGATCAAATCACACAGATCGCCTATACACCACATTGCTAAAAGGCGCACCATCGCTTATTGGCTTACCTGAATTGGCTTATGACAAGTTCATGGATTTTGCAAGTCTAGGCATTAAATACCATCGCAAGGCTTATGAGTTTGAGAAAGGCTTTTACCTAGCACATGGCGATGAAGGCAACATGTCTAAGCACGCCGGTATAACTGCCATAAATCTTAGTAAAAAGTGGTCTGCTAGCGTAGTTTGTGGGCATTCTCATAGGCAGGGTGCTGTAAGGCACACAACTGGCTTAAACGGGCGCTATTCAACGATTTGGGGCATTGAGGCAGGACACTTAATGGACATGCGACAGGCTGGATATCTTAAATATAACTCAGCCGATTGGAACATGGGGTTTGTAGTTATGTCATTTGGCAAGAAAGGTCATCAAGTAGAGCTGATCCCAGTTAATTTTGATGGCTCATTTACCTATAACCGAAGGACTTATGGGGCTTGAAACAGACTATAAGCACCGCACGATTGATGACCATATCGATGATTTTGAGGATATTGGCGTTATCTAATCGTTATACAACACGCCGAAAGTAGATAACCGAAGGTCATTGCTTTAGGTCATACTTTATGTATGCACAGATCGTCTGTGTATATGTAGGGAGCGACATGATAGAAACAACAACCCTCTGGTTATGGCTTTATGCCATGCTTGGGTTAGTAATTGGCTGGTGGGCAATAACAAAGATAATGGATCAAGCCTTTGATCGTGGTTTTTGGTCAGGCAGAGCAGCTGGTTGGCGAGCAGCTAATGAACATTATGAAAAAGTCCGCAAGTTAAAATCTCAGTCTGTATTTGATTATGACAAGCAGAACTGAACTGCTAGATGAATGCGCCCAAATCCTTAGTCAAAGAGGATCGATTTACGGAAGCAGTCGAAGCAATCACGAACGGATCAGCGAACTGTGGTCTGCTTACTATGGAAGTTACATATCGCCTATGCAAGTCAGCCTCATGCAGCTGCTTGTCAAAGTGTCAAGGCTCTCAGAAACTCCAAATCACAAAGATAGTGTTAAAGACATCAT